CACGTATGCCCTCTGTCGCTTGGGCGTGCGGGTAGTATCTCGGCTATGTCGTCAGCCGACAACGATTCCAGCGCTCAACCTTGCGGGAGCGGATTATGTGTTCGTAATGGCAGAAATCTTGCTGCCGGGCTGAACGCCCTTGAATTCGACCGTTTCTGCCGGCGAACGCGCGTCACTGGTCGTCGCGTTCGTACCCGTGAAGCTCATCGAGCAAATCGAGTCATTGTTCAGGCGCACATAATGCGTCCCGGTGCCGAGCGTGATGGTCGCAACGCCAGCGGTATAATCAATGACCTGAGTGGCCAATGGCGGCTCAGACGGGATCTGAACAATAACGCCACCCACGTTCGGAATCGTGGCATATTCAGAGATATAAACCTTTGTCATGCATCCATACCTTGGGGTTGCTGCGCCTGTTGCGCTGCCTGCCTAGCCGCCAATACCTGTTCATGAGCCCGATCGGCGTCATTCTGCCGGGCTTCGTGCACCATCTGGCCAAAGCCAAGAGCCGCCTCGATCTTTGCCGCGAGCACAGAGCTATCGGAATCCGTCTTGGCGCCAATGCGAGCCACTTCGATCGCGGTCAGGGCCGAAAGCTGTGCTTTGCGCCATTCCAAGCTATTGTCGGCTGCGGTCTTCTGACCATCAGCCTGCAATTCCATCTGCTTGATCTGGCCATTCGCAGCAATTTTCGGGTCAACCGGCGGCGGCTGGTTCTGCTTCTGCGTGATCTTGTTGATCATCGGCTGCTTGATCGACTGCGGCAGCGGCGAGAGCTCCAGCGCGATATCCGGGAACTGCTGAGCGAACTGCGGCCCCAACGATTGCAGGATCATCATGGAATCGGCTTGCATGTTCACAGCGTCCGGGCCTTCATCGATGATGAAATCAACGTCCATCGAGCCGATCGCATTGACAATCGCGGGATGGCCGTACTGATCAACCTGGAGTTTGTTGATCTGGAAGAACTGAGTGATGTTCTGATCGTCGGTCACACGAATCCAGCGCTCGGCCTTCCAGTGCTCCGTGACGATGTTCCAGATGGCGCGATAGACGCGGATCTTCCAATTCTTGAAGGACGACAGATAAGGCCCAAGCTCGGCCATTCCGGCCTGCTGAAGCAGCGCAATAGCTCGACCAGATGAATCCTCTAGCCCCTGCCCCACCAAAGCCGGGTTGGGCCCGAAATTCTCAATGTCTTCCTTGGCGGCCTGAAGCATCTCAAGCTGGCCCTTCATATCGGCCAAGGCTCGGTTGTCGTCAGGCTCCATCTTCAGGCCGGGATTGGTCTCGATCCAACCGTCAGCCCGTGCCCATTCGCGCCGAGCTACCTCAACGTCATCAACGGCGCCCTTTTCACTGACGACGCGCCGGCTGTTGAGCAAATGCAGCGCCTTGGAGGCGCGCATGTTGGCTTCATCCTGGGGCGATTTGAACTGCCGAATGAAACCGTACCGATCGCCGTCATGATCAACGTTCGCCGAGAACATCAGGAACCGAGGGAAGGTCTTGCCCTTCTCGTCATGGAAGGGAGAAATACCCTGCATCATGACGGTGTTGCCGATATAGAGCGTCCAGCACCATTTGCCCTTGCAAATGTACCAGTGATCGACCATCCGCAGCCGCTTCAGGCTGGTATTAACCCAGACACGTTCACGGTCCTGATCTGCCGCCGAACTGATGTCCGAGCTCGTCTCCATGAGATCATCGATCTCCTGGGCTTTGCTCGGAATAAGCTCCTTGGCCTGGTCAACGCCGATCCACTTCGCAATGCCCATATAGCGCGCGTCGGTGAACCCCTCGTCAAACGACCGCGGGTCATAAAAGAACGTGTCGCAATAAACGATATGGATTCCGAGATCAGGGTCGCCATGATCGCCGGTCTCAAGGTCGAACTCTACGCCGGCAATGCCGTCAATGGCGCCCAACCGAGCGTTACGCGTCGATTTCGACTTCCAGTCGTTCTGATCCAGGCAATACCGCATGACCGCGGTTGCCACGTCGGCGCCTGCCTGATGCTGCGGGGTGCGCGGATAAGCCTTCGGGTCTTGCCGCAGCCGCTCGACAATGCCAACCACGCCGTTGATCTTGCGGACGATGTAGTTTTTCGTGACCGGAGGCTGCTTGCGGCGATGCAGTACAGCTAGCTCTTTGTCAGTCCATTGGTCGCCGTGGTAATAATGCCGCGCCTCGCGCGCTTCCTCGACCTCGGGCTGCTTGGCGCTGAGATAGTCGTAATACTGGTTTTTCAGCTTCTCGATCGAAAGGTAGGACGTATTGTCGTCATTGCCCGTTGTGCTGCCGCCAGCAATCATCGGGTCGGAGGTTTGCTGCATGGCGGGCTGCATCTAGGCCGGCCCAATACCGAAATCGTGCGGCGCACAAGGGATGCTCATCTGCCCCGTCTTCTTTAGATACATGATTTCAATGATGGCATCCCACGACAGTCCGGCGGCAGGGCAGAATAGGCCCCAATGCGAAAGGCTCATCATTTCAGTACACCTTCGAGCTTTCGGTATCGTCGGATGACGTGCGCTTGTAGCCGGTTACGTTCTTGGGCTTCTCAGCCTCAAGAGGACGAGCGCCAGCGCTCATGCGAGCCATCAACTGTCCAACCAATCCCAACGCGTCGACTTGGTCGTCGTGCTTGCCCGCCGGAAACGAGAGTAGTTCAGAGCGGAAATCGGCGTACCATTTGGCGGAAGTAGGAACGTACAATCCCTCAAGTGCCATTCGTCCACGGATGGACTGGGCACGCACAGCCTTGTCCCCGCGGGTAGGAAACTGCTCGCGATAGACATAAGCCTTTCGATCGCGCTGACGTTTATCAAGAAACGGACCAATGCCAGATCGGATTTGCCCCTGCTCTTCTGCCCAGCCGAGCGGCTTCCATTTGATAACCAGGTCGCAAAACGCCTCAATCCATTCATCGGGCGATGCCTGCTTGCGCCAGAGATCGAGGAGAAACATTCGATTTTCTGGATCGATCCCAACGACGGCATGGACCGTGAAATCTCCTCCGTCAGCGGTGACTGCGTAATCAGATCCGCCATAGACCCGCATCGTATTGAGTGCCGGTGCGATGTCATAATGCTTCAGCCATTCAAGCTTGAAATAGTCGCCGTCTTCAGGCGCTGGCCGCTGCTGATACAGCGCTGACCAATCGCGAGCTCCAACCGCGCGCCGCTTGCGCTCCAGGTTGGCTTCGTCTTCCCACTCAGGCCACAGAGGCTGCCCTACAACGCGTCCAAGAGGATCGTCAGCCTCAGCCAGCGCAGGCAGTGAAATAACGTCCCAGTGGTCTCCTCCGCTCGCCATATCGGCCAGCAAACGACCAGCTAGATCATCCTCATGCCACCTGGTCTGGATCAGTACGATCCGGCCGCCCGGCTTAAGTCGAGTATATAAGTCGGATTTGTACCAGTCCCAGATTTTGTCACGGACGGTCTCAGAGTCAGCATCCTCTCGGCTACGGATTGGATCGTCGATGACAACCAGGTCAGCTCGTCGTCCAGCAATGGCCCCGCCGACGCCGGCTGCAAAATATTCGCCTCCATGATCAGTCTCCCATCGCCCGGCAGCTTGACTATCAGGCGCAAGACCGACTCCTAGAGTTGGCGAATGCTCAGCAACGAGGTTACGAACGCGCCGCCCCCACTTCTCAGCGAGTTCCGCGGTATGCGATGCGGCAATGACGCAATGAGCGGGATGCTGTGCGTAGTACCAAGGCGCGTAGAGAATGCTAGAATAAGTCGATTTGGCCGAGCCTGGAGGCGCGAAGATCATCAACCGATCGCAAACTCCGCCTGCAACAGTCTCCAGCTTCGAATTGATCAGCTTATGATGCTCAGCCGGCTCAAAGCCCGCGTATCTGCACCACTCAGTTAAGTTTCGACGTACCGACCTGCGCCGCTGAAGCTCCCGAGCCGCTTCCATCTTTGAGAACGGCTGCGAGTTCCGCGTCACTGACTTGGTTGGGGTCAACAACATTACGGTTTGTGTTCTCTGCCTTGTCGATCCACAGGCCTGCGAGCTTCGCCTTGGCGGTCAGCGCTGCGGTCGCGGCCGAATACTGCTTCTCGGTCTTTGCCGCTTCCTGGATCTCGCCAGCCTCGCGGATCAGGCTTTCCAGCGTGACCTCAGCGCGCAATGAGCCGATGTCCTGAAGCTCAGCGACGCGCGACACTACGTTCACATTTGTTGACAAACGTGACGCAGCGGGACGACTTTCCTTATATCCCGCATCAACATAGGCTTGACTGGCCGATTTCCCCTTTGCGAGGCCCTGAGCAAACCGCTCGTGCTTGGGGTTATCGAGGGCCGGCATGTCCTATCGCTCTTTCCGAAACGGGTTGATAAACACCCGGTCAATGATCACGCAGATGATCAGGAGCAGCGTGTAGAACAGGCCGGG